TGGAGAAGTGCGCCACCGATGTGGCGCTCTGGCAGGATCACGACCCGAAAGCCCGACGCCCCTTTGGCGAGCGCCCGGTATGGGGCGGCTACGACCCTGCACGCTCCGGCGACCTCTCTACGTTTGTGATTCTGGCGCCGCCGGTGCTGGCCGGTGAAAAATTTCGCGTGCTTGCGATCATTAACTGGCGTGGCATGAACTTTCGCCATCAGGCGAGCGAAATCAAAAAGCTGTTTGGCCGCTACAACTTCACTTATCTCGGCGTTGACGTGACCGGCATTGGCCAGGGTGTTTACGACAACATCCATCCCTTTGCCATGCGCGTGCTGAAACCCATTCGCTATGACCTGAACACGAAAAATCGTCTGGTATTGAAAGCCGTGGACGTGGTGGAAAGTGGCCGCATCGAATGGGATCAGGAACTGAAGGAAGTCCCGGCCTCGTTTATGTCGATACGCCGCACCACCACGCAAAGCGGCAACGCCGTGACCTTTGTTGCAGATCGCTCAGCGGAAACCGGCCACGCCGAAGCCGCCTGGGCAATCATGCACGCAGTAGACAACGAGCCGCTTAATTACGAACACAAACCGAAATCCAAATGGAAGTTTCAGAAGGCAGCATGAAAAAACGATACAAGCAACGCGCCAGCGGCGCACAGCAGGAAGCAGGCAAACGCAAAATGTCGGTGCTGCGCTTCGGCAAACCAGAACCCGTACTGACCACCGGCACCGATTACCGCGACGTCTGGTACGACAACGACTACGACCACTACAGCCTGCCAATTGACCGGCTGGCGCTGGCGCAGCTGATTAACCTCAATGGCCAGCACGGCGGCATCCTTCACGCACGCAAAAACATGGTGCTGTCGAATTACCTCGGCGGCGGCCTGTCGCATGACAACCTTGAAGCCGGTGCAATGGATTTTCTGACGTTCGGCGATCTGGCCATCGTGAAAATACGTAATGGCTGGGGCGATGTGATCGCGCTCGAACCCATGCCGGGCCTGTACATGCGCCGCCGTCGCAGCGGGGAATTTGTCGTTTTACAGCAGGGTGAGCCGCTGGTTTACGACGAAGAGGACGTGATTTTTATCAAGATGTATGACCCGCAGCAGCAAATTTACGGCCTGCCGGACTACATCGGCGGCATTCACTCCGCCCTGCTTAACAGCGAAGCGGTGATTTTCCGCCGTCGCTACTACCACAACGGCGCGCACACCGGCGGGATTCTCTACACCACTGACCCGAACATGACCGACGAGGTTGAGGAAGAGATTGAGGCGCAGCTGGCCAACAGCAAAGGGATCGGCAACTTCAGCACTATTCTGGTGAATATTCCCGGTGGCGATAAGGAAGGCGTGCAGTTCATCCAGATGGGTGACATTGGCGCGAAGGATGAATTTGCCAACGTGAAAAATATCAGTGCGCAGGACGTTCTGAACGCTCACCGCTTCCCTGCGGGACTGGCTGGCATCATTCCCCAAAACGCTGGCGGTCTCGGCGACCCGGAGAAGATTGAAGCGACCTATAAGAAAAACGAAGTGCTGCCGGTACAGCGTCGGCTCATGAGTGCGGTCAATGGTGATCCGGACGTGCCGGAACACCTTTACCTAAAATTTGACCAAGAATCAACGAACAAGGATGCGGTGTAATGCTAAAACGTATAAAATCCAGGCATAACTTCCATGCCGGAGCCGCAAATATGCGCGTGTTAAAAATTGAGTGCCCAGAGTGCGGTTCAAAAGCGGTTATCCGTAAAACCAACCGAAAACACAAAGAGCTGGCGGATATCTATTGCAGTTGTTCAGACGTAGAGTGCGGCCATACATTTGTTATGAACTTGACCTTTTCACACACCCTTAGCCCTAGCGCTAAAAAAGGTGATTTACTGCTACAACAAGTCATCTCTTCAATGTCACCACTTCAAAAGCAGATCGCTTTAGAATTACTGCAAACGAACACTGCTGCCTGATTTACGGCCCCGTTGAGGGGCTGTTTGATTCACGAATCTTAGCCTTAACCTCATCTGCCATGTTCGTAGCTA